AACTCGGCGAACTTTGTATCATAAGATTCCGAATACACTTTCAATGCTTGTTCTCGGTCTGTGATTTTAATCATAGCATCAAGAGCATATTTTTTAGCCTGTTCGGCAAGTTGTTTAATCTTCTCGTTCATTGTATCTCATTTTAGTCCTTGTACTCGGTTCAATACCTCTTGATCAATTTGCGCTGCCATAGCTTGTGTAGCAGTCATGACATACTTTTCGTTGGGATACTGTGTGTATGCATATTTTTCAGACGAATCACTAGATCGACGCATGTCATTGACTTTATCTTCCATGTCATGCATACGTCTATTTAGATGGTTCATATCTTCGAACAATCTTCTTAGAGGCCCGTGATTGCGACTGTGTGCTGTTTTGGTTTCAGGACGAGTCAGTGTCACAATCATCATGAGACTGCGTAATGAATCCATCACACGCGGATCTTGACTGGTCAAGGCTTCGTCGAACATGTCAACAAATCGCTCGAGATCAAAGTCTGCTTGATCTTTTTCTCGAGCGGCGCTCATGCTGGGCGAAACCCTGCAAGTCGACGAGCGTCTTCCCACCACATGTTCTTGGCATTCTTGCCTTGAGCATGTTTGCTATACTGTTGCCAGGCATAGCTCTTGAAGTTGTAGAGATCCGCTTCATTGTAGCGGTACCCAAAGTCCTGACAGAACTCCAGATATACTTCGAGATCCTCAAAGATTTCTGTAAGACGTTGATTGGGTTTGATAATTGGCTTGGCCATTTGTTTTTCCTTAAATTGCAAGAGATTGCACAGGGCGGTGAGTTTGATATTTTATCAAGGCTCCGTTTTCACCATCTTCGGATACCTCAATCCAGACCACACGATCAGGATACTTTGTTGCAATTTGAATGTACAGATCGTCTGCCATCATCTCGCAAGATTTATAGTCTAGTTGTAGGATCCCATCCTTGTAGAGATTTTCCAACCAGCGCTTGAATTGAATGAATTCAATGTCTCGATCATTGTGTATCACATCAATCCATACTCTAAAGTGAAAAATATGGCGATGTGGTGTTCCTAAAAAACTCACATCATACTCATCACCTGTGGCCAGCGCAGGGTCTGTGGCCGCAGCAGGATAGCAATGAATTCCTTCTTTGCGGAATGTGACCCAGATTTTGCGTTCTGCCACGGTCATGATTCTATCTACAGTTGATCTTTGTTGTTGGTTCATAATGTTTCGTCCTTGGTATATTTAGACCAGTCAGTGAATGATGCACGACTTTGTAATTTGTGTACACTGTGACACCAAACGCCAGGATTGGTAGCAGCAAAGTCTTTGTCGTCCAGTTTGAGTGTGGCATTGTAGCCCAGTTGGCGTATGTAGGGCAACTTGACCGATATCATGGGAATAAAGTTGTGATGTTCAGTGAATCCGCTTTCTAACAAGCCTTCCACGCATTGAACATCTATGTCCAGGGTACACAGATAACCTCGATCCAGGAATGGTCCAATCATGTTCTCCCAGTCTAGCCAACCACGAGCATTGGTATCATAGTTGGGAAAGCTCTGATTGGCACCAAAGTAGATGTGCTCGCAGCCTGTTAGGTGTGCAGCAATATCATCCTCGGATTGCACGCCTATCACGAACAGAGTTTTCTTTCCCAATGCCGGAGTATGTTCTACTTCCGTGCCTGTAAAAAACTTTACTGATTCGTCATGTCCTTGTCTAATCATTTTGCCTGCTCGTTTTCAAGTTGATCTAGTGCTGCTTCATTCAATTGTATACTATCTTCCCCACTATCGTCAACATTGGTTTGCTCTAAATCAAATAATACGTTGAACTGTGTGCGAGCATTCTTGGTTTTTTTGCCTTTGAAGCCTCGTGTGCCCACAATCTCCATCCAGTAGCTGTCATAGGTTTCGATTATTGCTTCTGCGGTAGCACGATCTGGTGCTGCAAAAATGGCTTCCACAATATCTTCAAACTTGGCATAGTCACCACCTTGCCGTTGCATCATGGCAGGACGAGATCCTGTATCAAAACGTCTGTTGGCTTCTTGCACAGCAGTCAAGTGCATCCAGACATTATGTCCCATGAGCAAGGCATACGAGAATGAATCCCAGGATGTTTTGCCTTCTTTACCAATCTTGTTTAGGTCACCTGGTTTGTAGATGCAGATGTCTTTCATCTTGAAAAGATCGCTTAATGGACTATCCTCCCAACGTGGATAAACTCCGTCGGCTACTACTCCATCGCTCCACTTGCGGGTGTCTGTTGAGTACTTTTTGTCGTCTGCTGACGGCGCCATTCTGTACGACCACTTGGAATCGTGCTCAAAAACGTTTTCAAAATACACTTGCCCGTTCGCCGTTGCAAGGAATGGACTAGCGCAATCAAAACTAATAGTAAAAGCAGGGTTGACATATTTTCTCACAGCTCGTTGAATAACAGTGAGCAACACTGCCCACTCCAGTTTACTGGTGCCCAAGAAGTGCATCCAATCATGTATACCCGGTTGCAGCAGGTTGTCATATCGCAGTGCTACAAGTCGTCGAAGAACCAAGTGTACATCACACATGTTTTGGCCTCCCATGCTCCAGCCATCAAAATGAGTGTCTGGATACTTCACAGGATCACAGTACTCTTTCATGGTCTCATACCAAGCATCGGCACTGGTATGATTGTCGCCTTGCAACACGTTCAAGAACCGCGCACCACCATTGGCCACACCCTTGCGGTGTTGCATAAAGTATTCATTGTTGAACTTGGTAGCATCCACTGCTTGTTGCAGTGTGGTAATTTGGCAAGCTGCTGACGCTTTCTTGTCGTGAATAACCCAAGTGGGAATATCCAAGATCATACCATAGTCAGCCACATTGTCCAACCAGTTCAAGATCAGTTCACGCTTCTTTTGAGCTTTGGCACAACCAGAGTTGGCTTTCCAATCACCTTCCCACAAGCCCTTGGCAATCTGAAACCCGCCTGAGTCTCCCAGCATGAATGTGCCAGGTTCTCGATTACGAACCATGTCTTCAGACCAGTCCTGTTTGTTCAAATCCAAGTTGGCATGCCCACCTGAATACAAACTCCACTTGTATGGAAACAATGCTTTCTGACTGTTGAGCCAGTTCATTTGTTCCATGTCAGTGAGACCAGCTGGGAAACGAGCAGGATCCACATACTGTTCGTTGCGTTGCTTGCCCACAAAGGTAGCATAGAAACCACTGATGGCTGGCAAGAACACAGCATAGTCGTTTTGCTTGGCAGTGAGATTATCTTGAGTCAACTCGACCCCATTTGATTTTGAGCCAGATTCGTTCATGAATATAATAGTCAACGCTTAGAAGAATGTGTAGCACAGTAGCAAATCCTGTGGCATTGGCAATGTTGCCTGTGAACATATAAGTCCATAGTATAGTAAATGACCAAGCGGTTAATCTATAAGTCAGCATTCTGACTATGGTTCTTTTTTTAGTTTCCATTACTTGCTTTGTGCAGGCAGAATGTAGTTGTACACAGCAACACCTGAATCTACAGTGATCTGTGCCGCACCGTCGTCGCTGATGCGCATAATCTTGTCACCAGTCAAGCCCAAGATGCTGCTTACTTGGTTAGCTGGCCAACTCCATGCACGTTTGAGTGTGCCGGTGACTCCTGCTTGAAACACAAAGTTGCCAGCATGTGTGCTATGATCGCCAAAGAAAAACTTAAGATCACCGTTTTCAACCTTGGCTTGAAAGTTGGGTTCTTCAACGTTGGCACTCATTTGCATTTTTAACCGCATGATGCTGGCAACACTAGGCTCAAACTCAATGTGCCAATTGACACCTTTGAACTTAGCAGTTTTCAACTTGTCGTTGACAATTTCACTGGCCATGAATCGATAGCTGTTCTTGAAGTCGCCGTTTTTGTTTTCAAACGCAATGCCGTCAGGTTCGCCGGTGGCTCGTTTGGTAATTGTGAGCTTGGCGTCTTCGCGATATTCCTGCAGATTCAGCAGGGTCTTGAGTTTGGTCAAGTTTGGCATACCAAATGTGCCCATGAACTCAGGAACAGGATTTTTAAATTCTGCTTGTACCACCACGCTCAAGTCTTCGGCAAGACCTGAAATTGAAGTAGTTTTGTCGTCACCGACAATTTTGACTAGGTCAATACAACCCAAATCGTGTGTGTGCTGGACCAGGTCCAATAAGTAATCTCTCATAAATTCTCCTTGTGTGTTAGTATATAGGTTTTATTGCGGGTTTGCAATTATTTTGGCAACACTCTGGCCGCCCCTCAGTGAAACAATTTGTCCAGGCCTGCGAAGTTCAATCCAACTGATATCACCTTCGCCATTGTAGTCGTGCGTGATTTCATAGCCGATATTTTCTGCAATGATGCGTAGTCTGTGGCCTGGCACGTAACTCATAAAACTTTTTTCAGCCAGAGCCACCCCGTGCCAGCGATTGCAGTTGTTGTAGGTAAACAAAAACACACCACCAGGTCGCAGTTTGGCAAACACTTCCTGCAAGTAAGACTGCACTATGTTGATAGGTTTGTAGTTGAAGTAGTTGTAGGCAAATACCAAGCCAAACTGATTGTCAGGCAGTTGGTGCATGGCAGGCATGCCACGATAGTCATTCACCTCGTAGGGACGCAACCGTCGTTGATATTCGGGGGTAAATGCTGCAATTGCAGGCGCCAGCAGATCATTGTTGTGATCCACAACGTATAAAGGATCCAATGGCACCAGATCTTCAATAAAATTTTCTCTACCAGGACGAATGATCATTCCGGGCAGTCTCCAGTCAGTATAGCCTTTGAGCCTGGCTCGCAAAATAACATTGCTAGATGGATCGATTGTTAGTCGTCGATTGAGAATGTAGTCGTTGGGCTCGTAGCACATTTCTTCTTCGTACACCCGTTGACTTGTTTGATACAGTGCTGGTTCGTAGGTGTCAATCATGGCCTGAAGCTTGCGAGTTAAATCTACAATGTCATTGTTGAACAGAGATATAGAATCTTTTACTTTGTTGAAGTTTAGTTCTAGATTTTCGTTTACGTTGGCCAGTCTAATAGATTGTTCGTTGATAACATGCATGATTCCTGCCAAGTGCCTGACCGCAGCACCACACGCAGGATCCATACTCATGTTATCCAGCAAGTTTTTATACTTTACAACTTCGCTCAGTATCATTCGAATGCAAATAAACTAGTAAATGTATTTTCAGTATTGGTAGCTGCTGCCAGGTCCCATTCCAGCACACCCAACAGGTTGTCAATCTTCTGATCCACCACAGTGGCTTCCATCAAGCCGTCATCAAAGGGCAGTTCTTTGAACCATTCTGGCAGACGCTGTTCATCTGTGGGATATCCAATTGACGTCCAACCCAGAGCATTGCTCTTGAGCTTGCACACAATGGTCTTCATGCCGTCCACAATCTGCATGCTGTAGTTGTCGCTGTTCATTCGTCGCATGTTGTTCCAGTTCATTGCAGCCCTGACATGACCGGGCATGTTGGCTTTGCCTTGCTCTTTTTCGGCGGCACCATACTTGGTCAGATTGTTCACACGTTTGGGTGAACCTTTTTCCCAACCTGGCCTCTCCATAAATTCATATTTGAATTTGCGAATGTGTTCGACCACATCATCACGCTGCACACCACTCAGGATCTTGTTTAGAATTTCCAACAAAAAGTCTTGAATAACCTTGGGTGTATCACTGCGTTTTAGATCCAGGCCCGTGGCCTTGGTTTTGCCAATTTTGCCATCGACATCCAGCCGTTTGCCTTCAAGGTCGATGATGTTGACAGCATAACGCTTCTTGGTAATAAACAAACTGCGATCTGCCACCATCTCACGACCACACTTGATCAGTTCGCCCATGTCTCGCGGACAATGAAATGCACGTTCCATAAAACCTGGAAATGATTCATTCACTTGATCTGCAATTGAGTCGTACAAGGCAATGCAAGTTTCCTTGCTCCATTCCATACGACCTTGTTCTATTTCTGTCTTGAGCACAGACCATGCACTAAAATAACACGAGTCAGTGTCGCCGTAGATAACAGCCTCGCCTGTATGATCATATTTGCCGGTGATACACTCGTTGATGTATGCATCCATGTGCCGGGCAATGGCACGACCTGTGAGTGTGGTTGACTGTCCAATACGTTTGTCAAAGAATCTACAGCCGGGATTCAAAATAGCACCATACAAGCTGTTCAAGTTGATCTTCTTGACAAGTTGTCGTTTGTCCCAGAACGCAATGTCTTTGGGATCAGTTGCTGCTTTTTTCTTGGCCTGCATGTCCTTGCGTTCTGAATACCAACGCTCCAACAAGCCGGGGATGATACCCTTTTTTTCGTAAGTGAGAATAGTGCCATTGGCAGTAAGAATCCAGGGTTGGTGACTGTCAAACACAATCTTCCAAATCTCAGCAGCTGAGTGGGTGCTCTCAGAACCATCCTGCCAGTCAATGGTGATCTCAGTACCTACCTCTGTGTTCATCACAGCAGTGTATTCAAGACTGCCAAACAATCCTTCCCAGGCTTCTGCAAACTTGCCACCGTTCTTGGCCAGTTGCTCTTTGATATATCGGTCAGTCAACACCGGCCGCAGTTGTGCAACCACAGTTTCTGGACCCATGTTCATGGCACGAATGGCTGATGGATACAAGCTGTTGATGTCCACTGAACCCACCCATTCGTGCAATCCTTTCTTTGGGTATGCAACATAAGCACCAGCGGCCTGGTTATCTGCACCATCGTCTCTGTGTTTGCGATTGGGCACAACCATGCCACGTTCATGTGCTTCGTTGATAATGGCCTGCTCAGTCACTGCCACAGCACCCATTGTGGTCTGCAACAACACAGTGTTGGCATGTGCCAGTTCGCTGGCCAGTTCCAGGAAGCGTAGTTTCTTATCCAGCTTGTCCAACAGTGCAGTATCTTGTCTGTTGTATTCAATAAATGTTCGAAAGTGTTGATTGTACAGCTGATCCAGTGTGCCTTCAAACTGTGTCTTACGTTCACCTAACTCGTATTCTGCAATGGCATCTAGACTGTAGCTGTGACGTTCCTCGTAGGTGTATTTGCGATACAATTGCATATAGTCCATGTGTACACGGCCTACCAAGTCAAATGTTTCTTGTTCAGCACCAAAGCGTTCAAACATACGCTTCTTTGGATGTTGTCCCCACAAGCAAAACTTACGAGTGTCATCTTTGCTGAGAATCCTGGTGCAACGATTTATGGTGTAAGGAATATCATAACCTTCTGAGTTCCAACCACTCAGCACATCAGCTTCTTGAATCAGCTCCAGGAACATTTTGATCATGTCCTCTTCTTTTTCAAACAAGAATGTGTTGTCAAACTCAGCTACCATTTCTTGTGCAGTTGCCATGCTCAAGTGTTTGGGCGGAACTGCCAGCGTGACTAACTGATCCAGCCAATTCAAATAAACTGATATGGCAGTGATTGGGTTGAACGGATCTTCAACTGGTGAGAATCCCCGAATCTTGTCAAAGTCCACTTCGATGTCAAAGAACGCTGTGTACAGTTCAGGAGCGTCTTGATCCTTGTAGTTTTCTTCTAGACATCTAAAGATGGGATTGATGTCTGACTCGTACAGTTGCTTGCCTGAGTGCATGCGAACTTCTTTGCGAAATTCTTTGTTGTTGCGTGTGCTGAATCTTGACACAGGCGTGTCGTAGATGCTGCGGAACTTGCCGCGGGCATCGTCATAATAAAAGATGTAGTTGGCAGGATATTCTCGGTAGACTCTAGCGCCATTACGGCGTTCTACCACGTGAATTCGATCGTGTTCACGATCATAAAGTGCGTCAATATAACTCATTTAACTCCGTTTGTGGCCGGTAAGCCGTGATACATGCTCGTAACGTGAGCGACTCGGTATTGCCGCAATACTTATAATGTTTTGCCCACAGTCTCAAGAATTGTTTCCAGCAATTCGTGATCCTGTTTGGCCTTGCCAAATTCGGCTTTGTGTGCCAGCTTGATGGCTTTTTTCAACACACCTGGCTTGATCTCAAGTTCTTCCGCAATGGCCTTGATGGTGTCGTTGAGTCCACCAGTGAGTGTTTCAATTTCTTGAGTCACTTGCATGCCCTCGTTGATGATTTGAATCAGTTTGATCTTTTGATCGCCGTTGAATGTTTTTTGTTGTGTCATAGAAATCTCCTAAAGTAGTCAGTTAGTATAACTGTTACTCCAGGAGATGTCAAGGTGTTGTTGCTCGTTTTAGGGTACGCAGTAGCGAATTGTTTCCCCAGGGTAGAAGCCACCCCACACTTACGGTAACAAGTACCGGTCCTAAGGGTGTTTGATTAGCTCATTCGAGCATGTTCTCTACGGCGTTGAGCACCAATGTACACCACACGTTCAATCAGATGATTTCGTTGCGCAAACGCTAATTCGCTGATCAACCCATGTTTGGTAAATTGGCGGTCAATGTATTTTTTAATCTTTTCTACATCGTCGCGAGTGGTAACTGATTCCAGCATGTGTTTGACTTGCTTGACTGTTTCGGCCACTGCTAACTTTGCAGCATCGGCCACTTTCTTGTCATAAGCAGCACGTTCAGCTGGTGTTACTCCGCCAGATGTTACTTTGGTAGCAGGTGCTGCTGCCAGCGGTTTAACTTTTGCAGGTGTTGATGTTAAACTAGGAACAGTTGGTTTGGGCAAACTAATACCAGTTTTGATATTGGGTGCATAGTTCACACTGGAATATCCAGCGGGTCCTGCAAAATTAGGCGTAACTGGTTTCTTGGCAGCCGCTGCATCACGTGCAGCTTGACGACGAGCAACTTCTCTACGACCAACATAACCAGCACCTTGTGGATCCTCGCCCGGGAACGTGCCGACTGCTGTGGTCGGCTTGGTTGCTGCTGGCTTGGTTGTGGCCGCTGCTGTTGTTGTTGCTGATGGCTTGCTTGTTGTTGCAGAAACAGCGTCAGTTGCATCACCGGCAGTTGCATCACCAGCAGCTTGTTGTGCTTTGCTAAGTTCATCAGCAATTTCTTGTTCACGTTCTGCACGAAGTTCGCTTGGCAAATAAGGCCGGCCAGTTTTAGGATTCAAGAATCCTGTATTAATAGGACGTTCAAATTTAGAAGCTTTTGCTGTGGTGCTAGTGGCTGTTTGTGGTTCAGCTGTTTGTGGATCAGCTGCCGGCGCAACGGGTGCTGTGTAAGGTATACCCATTTTACTGTAAACTGAAGTTACCACTTCTTGTGGCACACCTTGTTTGGTTAGCCAGGCAGCCAATTGATCTGAGTCACTGGGTTTGCCAGCTTGGTGCCAGTTCATCTTGAGTTTTTCTTTGGTCACGTTCCTGGTAAATTGACGACCAAATGTGCTCAGTGCGCCACCTACTTTGCTGAGCCCACGGCTCAACATGCCGGGTTTTTTGGCTGCAGGTGCGACCGGAGCACCTGCCATGTCAGGACGGTACAAATCAGGTATATTTGTACGATCAGGACCAGCAGCATCAAATTCTTTCAACTGCGCACGACGATGACGATCAACGTTCTCAAACACTGTGTAGGTGCCAGCAGTGGTTAAGTTTACAGTTTTGCTCTTGCGTCCTATGCTTTCGTTCAACGTCCAATTCAAGATGGTTGTTTTTTTATCAATCAACTGACTAGCCGGCAATGTAATTAACTTGACAGATTCTGCAAATCCTTTTGGTCTTATTGAACCGCCGGCACCACCGGGTGTGTAATTTGATGGACCCATTGGTGCCAAGCCTGGTTTGGTAGCTTTCATAGATCCGTCTGGCTGTAGTTCAGCATTTGGAAAACGTTTGGTAAAGTCGGCCTTCCAGGCATCGTATGCGGCTGTTTGTCTGGCCAGTTCGTCAGCGGGCAAACCAGCGTTTGGTGGAATAAAACTACCCTTGTCGTTGACAGGAATGCCGTATTCTAATTTTTGTCCCAGTGAGTCAGTGCTGGTTGGTCCCGATTGACTGTAATCAATAGGAGCAGAATATTTTCCTGGATCAACAGCAGCTTGACTTACATCAGTTGTCATTCTGGTTCCTGCATCTTGAGCCACACGGTCAGCTGCTATGCCGCCGTCGGGCCCAAGGCGGCCAGCACCTTGTTGTTTTAAATTGGTTGTAGCGTCAAGACTGTATGGACTGTTGTTTGGATTATACTGACCAGTATAGCCAGTGGTGTCAGTGGTGTCATAGTTTGGATCAAACCGTGCAAAATTAGCAGGATCAGGAGTGCTATAACTCATTCTATTCAAGTCAGCAATATCAGCCGGATCAGGAAGTTTGATAGTTTGTCCTGCTTTTATTATGTTTGGGTTGCCATCAGGTCCAAAAAATACTTCGCTGCCGGGCAGACGCCTGAACGCTTCTGGATTGATTTTTTTATTTGCTAAAATATCAGACAGTGTGTCACCTGGTTTGACCTTGTAGTCTACAGCGTTGCTTACAATTTGATCAAATTTTGACATTGCAACATCTGCTGCACCTTGGGCACCTGCTGCACCTTGGGCACCTGCTGCACCTTGGGCACCTGCTGCTTGTTGAGCAGCAAATTCAGCTTGAGTCATTGTTGTAGTGGGATTAGCAGTTATAAAGTTATCATAGCTGTAGTCCATGCCAGCAGGTTGCTGTGAAGTTGCAGCAGAAGCATCTCCGCCACCAAACATACCAGCAATTTTTTGTCCTGTCCAGGCAGTTGCGGCTGCGGCACCGGCCTTGAGTGCAATATCTGAAAACTTCTCACCTTTGATGGCTGAATCTAAACCAATGACCAAGGCGGCCACAGCTGGCAAACCAGCGCCGCCTGTGGCCAAGCCAGTAATACCAATCAAGGCCGCTTTGGCTAAGCCAGCTGTTTTGGGATACTGTTTGGCCAACATGCGATACTTCTTGATCGCCTGCATCACTTGTCCTTTTTGTCCGCCGGTCAAGTCAGCCAACGCATCAGTGGCTTGGTCATAGGCCACATCAACAGCAGAAACAGGAACTGAATTTTGTATGCCGCTCCAGACGCCTTTTAGAGCATCAGCTACGCCGCCGGCAAAATCCATAGTGGTATCTTTGCCACGCCCCAGCATGGTACGGTTGGCACCAGTGGCCTTGTCAGTCATGCCCGCTTCGGCATCAGCAAACACTTGCAAAATTTCTTTCTCGGTCATCTTGCGTTCAGCAATGTAACGTCCTATCCGTTTGAAGTTACGATAGACAGGATCTTCCATGAGCATGTTTTCAGACAACAGTTTCCCCTGACGTTTGGGTGTTGTTATTTTTTTAGTGTAAAGTTGGTCAATAATCATATCATCGCTCTTCTATGTAATCTTGATCAAGGTTTTGTGCTTGATTGGCCTTGCGTTTCTGAAACAACTTGACTGCAATATCTGCGTCATCTATGTTGCGGAATCGGGTTGGCAACTTGCGGCCGCCACGACGGAGCTCAAAACCACGAGTTTGATCTCCATATGCCTCAAGTGCAATTCCATCTTCCATGGCATAACTTTTCACAGCTGATTCAGGCAATTGTGGATCCTGCATGGGTGGTGGTGGAGTTTCGACACCTATCTCTTGCTGAGTGGGATCTTCGTCTAATTCGTAGTTTTCTTCTGCTTGTCGTTTTTGCACAGCATCGACGGCTTTTAGTTTGAGAGCACGATCAACATGTTGTTTCTTTTCTAATTTGTCCAACGGAGAGTCGTCTCGATCACGTTGACCGTCATCAGACATTTTCTTTGCCAGCTGATCAAGATAGTGGGTGAGGTCTTTTTTGACTTTGCTGACCATGTCTTCTTCAATCTCGCCCATGGCTTCTTCGAGTGCATTTTGTTTTTGCACAACACTGTCTCCTACCAACTCCCCTTTCATGGGATGTTCAGGATCTGTTTTGCTTTTGAGTACTGTGCTGATGTCTCTGGGCTTGAACAGGGCCGGCAGTTGGTGAACTGATTTTTGTTGGGGATTTAGTCCGTGCTTGACACTGACCGGAGTGATCTTGCCTTCTAGCACGGCCATGCGTTCTAAAATACTCTTGATGTCGTTGCTCATGCTCTAGCGTCTTTCAAATAACTACGCAATTGCCAATGATATTTTCCATGTTGGCTTAGACGTCCTGCCACGAAGTCAGCAATACCCTGTTGATTTTCTTGTTCTGCTTCGGCAAAACATCGATTCAACAGATCAATCATTTGTTGATTGTTGGCCAACAGTTCTTCAATCATGAGTCGAGCACGTGGTATTTTGGTCTGACCTGAAATTTGTGTGAGCTCGCTGAAACGTTCAAAACTTCCGGGTGCATACTCGTCAAGATATCTTATGTATTCTGCGACAGGATCTATAGCTGAATAGGCATCCTCATAGATATTTTGAAAAAACTCATGCAGTTCACCAAAGTCAGGGCCTTCCACATTCCAGTGAAACTGTTGTGCTTTGAGATAATAAGCAAAATTACTTGCCAATAGAGTTTTTAAAGCGTCCGCGAGCATTCTTGTTCCTTTTGTATTCCTTGGGCGTGTTAGGCGTAGGATCGTTGGTGTATTTACCACTTAATAGTGATCCACCCATTCTTGTTTGTGTGCCCAGGGCCATACCGACAGGAGCAACACTGCCTGCTGATGTAGCACCTGCCGAAGCGTTTTCCATTATTTCATAAGCCCGCATGCCAAACCTCCAATGTGCCTTGTTTATCAACTATACGTCCTGGACCGTGTTCTACTCGCATGTTGCGAATTTTCAGACTTGCATTATTATTGTATCCGTCCACTAGCTCGTAGCGAATAGTGTATTTGCCTGGCGCAGCATTGATCTGCAACATTTCTTCAAGATACATGTCTGACCATACCCAGGTGCGTTCTGCAAACAATTCGTTGTTGACATATGCACGGTATCGCGCTGGCGTGTCTCCACACCTGCAGTATATGTCACTTAACACAGTTATAAACTCTGGCTTCATAAGAATATTTAGCAAAATGTATGCCTATAAATATTTGCATGTTGCAGAAATTAGAACAGTTAAAATCCATTCACATAGAGCTTACAACCAGGTGCAATGCAAGATGTCCCATGTGTGTGCGCAATTATCGCGGCCATGATTATAATTCAGGATACCCCACTTGCGAATTAACTTTGTCTGACATTGAAAAAATGTTTACCACGACTGTGATAGCGGCATTAAAGACCAACGGAACTTGTATGGTCAACTTCAACGGCAATCTTGGAGACTTCAGCAATGCTCGCGACGGCGTTGAAATTGTGAAGTTCTTTGTTAACAACGGCATTGAAGTAGAAATCAATACCAATGGTAGTTCTAGAACTACAGATTGGTGGAGTCGATTGGCCTTGCCAGGAGTCAGAATTGGTTTTGCACTAGACGGACTAGCTGATACACATCACTTGTACCGACAAGACACCGACTGGCAAAAAATTATTGACAATGCCAGTGCATATATTGCAGCAGGCGGCCATGCAGTATGGAGATTTGCGCCATTTGATCATAATCGTCATCAAGAACAAGCCTGCAAGGACCTGAGTCGTGAATTAAAATTCAAAAGATTTGAAAACATCTATGACGGACGTGATCGTGGTCCTGTTTATAAACGTACTGGAGAGTTTTCCCATTGGCTAGGACCTGCAGAAAAATCAACTCCGCCCATCAAAGACATGCTGCACAGTCATGTCACATGGTTTGATGCCAAAACTTTCAAAGTTCTTAAAGACACACCTGACATAAAATACAACTGCCAACATAAACGAGCACAAGAAATATACATAGCAGCAGATGGTTCTGTGTATCCTTGCTGTTACTTGGGGTTCTATCCTGGACAAATGACACATCCGGGCAATGAACAATTGCTGCCATTGGTAAAAGAAAACCTTGCACTTGAGTACGGCCTGGAACACAGCATGGCCTGGTTTGATCAAGTGGAAGCCACATGGATCAAAGCACGTATAAGTCAAGGACGATTGTATCAG